TGGCGGGATTTTATCCCCGATGAAACGAATTGATCCATGACCGTAAAGAAAATTCCAAAAATCTTTGATAATTGCAAGATTTCCCTGAATAACGCTGGCTCTTGGATTGGTCCCGCCGATCTAGGTGCTGTCACGACATTATTGAGATTGGCGCGTCTAATTGATGACCTTCTTGACATGGGTGAAACCAAAGATCTTGCGCCGTTGCTGTCCAGGCTGTCGACAATAATGGATCAGCTGCAATTGACCCCGAAATCTAGAATTGATCAGGACCTATCAACCAAAAAGGAAGAATCCAATGGCGACGAATTCCAAAACGCTTATTTACGGGTCGTCAACACCGCGGATCCAGTCAAGTCCAGTCCACGGAAGAAGCCTGGGTCCATTAGTTAGCGATCTCGCCGATCACATCGGGGTCCCGTTCATGCCCTGGCAAAAGTACGTCATGGACGACGCTCTTAAAGTTGACGCTGATAATAAGTGGATCAGGACGACAACGGGAATCCTGGTCGCCCGTCAATCAGGAAAATCCCACCTGGTCCGAATGCGTGTCCTGGCGGGATTGTATTTATTCGGCGAATCACAAATGTACGGAATCGCCCAGAATCGTCGATTGTCCATTGATCATTTGTGGAAGATTGTCGACATGGCGGATTCGGTCGCCTGGATGCGAAAGCGAATCAAAAGAATTTCGCGAACGAATGGATCCGAATCAATTGAAGTCTGGTGTCACCATTATCCGAATGAATGCGATGGACCCTGCAATCGTGTCCGCAAATTTGGCGTCTTAGCGGCTACGGCGGACGGTGCGCGTGGCGCATCAGCGGATTTCCTATGGATTGACGAACTTCGCGAAATTCAAGAATCGGTCTGGTCCGCAGCTGCGCCGATCACCCGCGCCAAATCTAACCCTTCGACCTGGGTATCAAGTAACGCTGGCGATCTGACTTCGACAGTGTTGAATGATCTTCGTAATCGCGCATTAGCCGATGACAACCCGCGACTTGGGTGGTATGAATGGTCCGCCGAACCTGGATGCCGAATCGATGATGTCAAAGCCTGGCAGGATGCCAATCCCGCACTTGGACACACGGTACAAATTCAATCGCTTGAAGATTCCGTTTCCCGTGATCATCCAGACACTATTCGGACGGAACTATTGTGTCAATGGATTTTGGCTTTAGATAGCCCCTGGAATCTCGAAGAATTTGACGCTGGAACGGATCGGACTTTGGTCCTGGATTCGTCAGGCGTTCCGACGTGGGCGGGTCTGGATCTAGTGTTTAATCGAACCGAAGCATTCCTGGTCACGGCGCAAGAAGTCGATGGTAAGTTGCGGGTGTTTCTTCATCAATGGAAGAAGGATGGACCGATCAACGATCGGGAACTTGCGTCAGAGATTGCCGTCATCGCCAGACAATACAAGATCCGACAGATTGCATTCGATCCAAACACGGGCGGATTCATCGCGCCGATTCTTCAAAAAGCAGGAATTAGGATGGAAGCAACGCCTTGGTCGTCGGCTTATTTCGCGACCCTATGCGACGTCACTATGTCGTCTATGAATGCAGGCAGAATCGTTCACACGGGACAAGTCGAACTTCGGACCCATCTTGCAGCTTGTGCCAGGCGACCCGCTTCCGATGGTGGATGGCGGATTGCCCGTCGCGCTAGTCAAACACCAATTTCCGCAGCTGTCGCGATGGTCCTAGCCGTTGGACACGCCGAAGCACCGCGGACAAATGTTGTCAGCGCGGTCGTGTAAGATGAATCTTGTATTCCTAAGCAGATACACGAAACGTCCCTGATTCTTGGTCGGGGACGTTTCTATTTGTAACAACACGCGTTAAAGTGTTTCATTATTTGCATTGATTGAAATAAACGTCAACGATGAGATCATGGGATTCTTGAATGCGTTTCGCATTACTAACGATGATCAATTTGTTCCAGGCATGAGCGTTCGCGCAGCTACATTGGCGGACATTCCTTATTCTGGTCTATCTTCCGCCTGGGGATTTCCTGGTGAAGTCCCTTCCGTTGTAACCGTAACCCGTGAACAGGCGATGACCGTTCCAGCCGTTGCCCGCGCCCGCGGAATTCTTGCAGGATCAATCGGAACCATTCCATTGGAATCTTTCAATCGCATCACAGGCGCAAAGATTACTAATCGAACATTGATCGAACAACCTGATCCCGCACTTCCACGAATTAACACGATTTCATGGTTAGTGGACGATCTGATGTTCTATGGCGCAGCTTATCTTCAAGTGTTGGACGTTAGCCTGGAAGATGGACGCCCATACCGCGCCAGACGAATCAATCCTGGTCGTGTGACTTGGAATGTAAGTCCCGACGGCACAATGATCACTTCCTACAATGTAGACATTAAGCCCGTCCCCAATACTGGTCTAAATTCCTTGATCGTATTTCAATCAATTGAAGAAGGCTTGATTGCCCGCGCTGGTCGCACAATTAAGACAGCGATTGAACTTGAACAAGCGTCTTATCGCATGGCATCCGAACCCGTGCCACAAATGGTCTTAATGAATGAAGGAATGAATCTGCCAGGCGATCAGGTCGCAGGCTTGATGGACACATTCAAACGCGCCCGCCGTGAACGATCCACAGCATACGTCGAAGGACCGATCAAGTTGGAAGTTGTCGGTCTTGATTCTGCTCAAATGCAAATGGTCGAAGCCCGTCAATTCTTATCTGCCGACATCGCTAGAACCTGCGGAATTCCTGCCTGGTATCTAAACGCCGAATCTGCGTCGATGACTTATTCAAACGTAACCGCCGAACGTCGATCCCTTCTTGACTTCGGACTACGCCCATACATTTCCATCATTGAAGATCGTCTTTCAATGGATGACGTAACCCCGCGCAATCAGATTGTCCGATTTGCAATTGACGATTTCCTACGCGGAAACCCAATGGAACGCGTCGACATAACGATCAAACTATTGGACGCAGGAATTATCGATCTTGATGAAGCCCGCGCCATGGAAGATCTTGCGCCACGCGGGACCGAACCTGCCACCGATAACGGCACAACACCACCATCACAGACAAGGGAAATTCCAACCCAATGAGATTAGAATTTAGCGCACCGATTACAGCTGCGAACGTAGCAGAAAAAACAATCACAGGCGTCGTCGTGCCTTTTGGGAAGCCTGGCGCGACGTCGATGGGTCCCGTGGTATTTGAACTTGGCTCGATCAACGAAATCGATCCCGCTTCCGTCAAACTTCTTTTAGAACATGACAATCGTCGTCCGATTGGTCGAGCCATTAACTTCAGCGTCACACCTGGCGGAATAAACGGCACATTTAAGATCGCCGAAACCACCGCAGGCGCGGACGCGCTTATCGAAGCATCGGAAGGATTGCGCGATGGTCTTTCCATTGGCGCGATGATCGATGCCCATGAAATTCGTGACGGGATAATCCATGTCACGTCTGCACGAATGATTGAAACTAGCCTGGTGACTTCACCTGCCTTCAATGATGCCCGTGTTACACAAGTCGCAGCTTCGGATCCCGAAGATGACGAAACACCCGAAACGATCGAGGAGATCGAAACTATGTCAGAACAACCAATCGAAGAAGTCGAAGTGGCTTCGGATGTTGAAGCGTCAAAGGTCCAAGCGTCAAACTTCGGATCCCCTATCTTCACACAGCCACGCGCACTTCCAGAATTGACCGCTGGTCAATACGCAAGTAAGATCCTTTCAGCACAGCGCGGAAACCGCGATGCGATGGATTTCCTAACCGCAGCTGGCGAAGCAACAACAACCGACAACGCAGGTCTTATTCCTGTACCTTACCTACGCGAAATCATTGGCGTCGTTGATTCATCAAGGCCATTTATCGACAGCATTGAGCGTCGCGCACTTCCTGCAGCTGGAATGTCATTTAGAATCCCGCGCTGGCAGGTATTGCCAACGGTTGCCGAAACCGATGAATTAGCAACACCATCCGACACCATGACCGAAATCGATGATCTAGTTGTTGACGTGGTCAAATTTGCTGGACAACAGCGCGTATCAATCGAGCTGCTCGAAAGAAGCGATCCTTCGTATCTCGATGAATTATTGCGCGGTCTAGCGGCGTCCTACGCACAACAAACCGATCTTTATGCCTTCACCCAGGGCGTTGTCGGTTGTGGCGCATCAGGTGGAACAGGATACGTCGCAGCTATCGCCGACGCCGTAGCCGATTCAGCTGCCGTCATGCGTTTCAATCCAAACCGTCTATTGGTTGGCGCGACACAATACGCAGGTCTATTGTCTGCGGTTGACGATGCAGATCGTCCACTATTCAATGCCGTTGGTCCAACAACGAACGCAGCTGGAACAAACATCATGTCCCGCGGAAACGTAATGGGTCTAGATTTGGTTGTCGATTACAACATCGGCGCAACTAATATCCTGGCTTACCCGTCAGCGTATGCGACATTCTACGAAAGCGGAACGGCACAGGTCCGCGTCAACGTAATCGATACTATGACCGTGGAAATTGCGGTTTATGGTTTCGTTGCATTGGCTAACAAGTACCCAACAGCGATTCGGGCAATTACCGTTTCCTAGTTGAAACATCGTGAAGGGGATCGTCCTGGTCCTGAACGGTCCCCTTCACTTCATCCAAAGGATTTCAAATGGCACTTATTGACATCGATGATTTCAAAGAGATCTTAGGCGTCGGCGATCTGTACGCTGATCCACTTCTTGAATCTGCGATGGTGTCTGCCGAAAATCTAATTCTTGGATTCTTGAATTTTCATCGTGCTTCAATCGTTGCCGTAACGCTTCGATCCAACGTGGCAACATTCGCCACACGAAGCCCACATGGATACGTCGCAGGACAACAAGTGACCATTAGTGAAGTCGGAAATCCATTCAATGGAACCCGCACAATTACACGCGTCACCGAATACACATTCCAGGCATCGATCACAAATGCAGACATTCCGCGTCGATTGAACGTGCCTGATGGCAATTGCATCCTTCAAGGTCAATCAACTTATTACGACACGAATGAAAATTGTCGGACCGCAGCTTTGATGGTTGCTGTCGATATTTGGAACGCACGTCAATCGGCTTCGGGTCAAATGCAAGCCGTGGATTTCAATCCTGGACCTTACCGAATGGGACGATCCTTATTGTCCCGCGTTGTGGGACTAATTAGCGAATACCGCGATCCTAAATCGATGGTCGGATAATGGCTAACAAACTAAGCGACGCCCGCGCAGCTCTTAAGACAACACTTCAGGCGTTGGGATACATCGTGTATTCCGCACCCGTTGAAACCATGACGCCCCCTTGCTTGATCCTTGTCCCTGCGTCCCCATACGCGTCCATCGTGACCGTTGGATCTACCCCGAAGATGATCTTGTCATTCCAAGTGACACTATGCGTCGCAGCTAATGACAATCAAGCAGCTCTCACAAACTTGGACGCGATGATTGCTAACGTGTCCGAACACCTTCCGACGGGAATTCGCGTCGGGGACTTTACACAACCGAAGATCGCACAGGTCGGACCGAACGATCTACTAACAACCGACATTCAATTCGATGTCACTATCTAAGGAAATGAAATGGCATTAACCTACGTCACAGGGCATGATCTAGCCCTTACAATAGACGGCGATTCGTATGACGATGTCGCAGCTTCGGTCACACTAGCCGTCGAACCAAATCAGCAAACACTTGAAGTCCTTTCAGGTCGCGCATACAAGACAATCGATTACACCGCAACCCTGTCCGTGGAACTTTATCAGGATTGGGGATCCACATCCCCTGCGTCCGTGTGTGAAGCGCTATTCGATGCAGCTGGCGCAGCTGGTGACACAGGGATCGCCTTTAATTTCACAGCAGGCGGATCCGTGTTCACGGGCGAAGTGTTCCCGAATTTCCCAGAAGCGGGTGGCGCAGCTACCGACGCTCTAACGGTGACGGTAGAATTTGTCGTTGTCGATGGCGTAGTGTCACGCGCTTAACGAAAGGAATCAGGACCAATGAAAATCAAAATCAAAATTAAACATCCCGATCACGGCGTTATGGTCGTGACCACGTTGCCCGCCGATCTCATGAAATGGGAACGGATGACAAAATCAAAGATGACCGATCTTGTTGATAATCGGCGGGTCGACGGGGAAGATGTTGTGAAAGTCAACATGGGATTTGAAGATCTGATGGTCATGGCGTTCGCTGTATTACAACGCGGATTCCAGACAGAAAAGAAATTCGACCTATGGGCAAACGAATTGGAATCCGTGGAATTGATTGGAATTGATGAAACGGATTTTACCGAAACGGCACTATCGGACGAACCGTCGCCGATCTTGCCGTCGAAGGAATAGTCAGGATCGACCTGAATGATCTTGATTGGGAAATGTTAGGGACCATCCAGACAATCAGAATCGAACGATCGAAAAGGAAATGAAATGGCATCAAGGCAGGCGACAAAAGTTGACGCTTCCGAATATGCGTCAATCCTTAGATCCTTGAAATCACTTCCAAAAGGCGCGTCCGAAGATCTGCGTCAGACAGCAATTAAGATCGCGGATTCAATCATGGTCCCGTCAATTCGTTCGGCAATTAGTCAACACGCGGGATCGTATGCGGATAAGTTGAATCAATCTGTCAAGGCTGGACGCGACAGAATTCCAAAGGTAACAATCGGATCAAAATCGGTCGCCTTTAGTGGTGGCGCATCAACAAACTTCATTCGATTTGGTACCATTAAAGGCGTGTATCAAAGCCAGCCTTCCGCAGCTTCGACAGGCAAATTTCAATTATGGGCGCAAGGCGTTCGACCAGGTTGGACCGATACAGCTGCCGATTCTTACACCGAACCGACATTCTTAGCCTGGGAAAAAGGCGTCAACGACGTCGTTGATAAGTGGAATCGGGGATTTGATTACTAATGGCGACTAAAGGCGTGGGACGTCCCCTAACGATTTTATTGCAGGCAGACACGACAGGTCTTGCCCAAGGCTTACAAGATGCCCAAACGGGCGTTCAAAAGATGTCCAAAAGCATCAATCGCGCAGCTCAAGTGGCGACCGTCGCATTGGCAGGATTGGTCACAATTGCCGTAGATTTTGCGAAGGCAGCTGCCGAAGATGAACAATCAGCCCGCATCCTTGCACAAACCCTGAAGAATGTCACGGGCGCAACCGAAGAACAAACCGCAGCTGTCGAAGATTACATATCCGCCACGTCGCTGGCATTAGGTATCCAAGACGACAAATTGCGTCCCGCATTGGGACGATTGATTCGATCGACCGAAGATGTCACCGAAGCCCAAAAATTAATGAACCTTGCTCTTGACATTTCCGCAGCTACTGGAAAAGATGTCGACACCGTTGCCAACGCCCTGGGTAAAGCCTACGACGGAAACGCAACTGCATTGGGAAAGTTGGGATTAGGCGTAGATTCTTCAATCCTTAAATCAAAAGATTTTGGCGTTATATTCGACGACCTAACAACAAAATTCAATGGATTTGCTAAGACGGAAGCTGCGACGACGCAAGGCGCATTCAACCGAATGACGGTTGCAATTGATGAAGCCAAAGAATCGATCGGTTATGGGTTATTACCTTTCGTCGGTCCATTGGCGGATGCACTTGCACGACTTGCGCCAATTATTGCGGAAAATTCTGATCTTATTTTGAAGATTGGTGCCGTTGTCGGTGCTTTATCGATTGCAATTGTGACGTTGAAATTTGCTTTAATTGCAACCAATGCCATCATGGTCATCACGACCACTATCGGCGCAGCTCTAAAGATTGGCTATTTGACGTTAGCAGCTGCCACGGGATCTGCGACCGCAGCTCAAACCCTGGCGGAGATGACTTACAGCAAATCGATCGTTGCTTTGGTTGCCTACAAGATAGCGATGGCAGCTCAAACAGCTGCGACATATATTGCCACAGGTGCGCAATATGCGTTGAATGTTGCTATGTCCTTAAACCCAATCGGATTAGTCGTCCTGGCGATTGCAGGTCTGATCGCTATCTTTGTCGTGGCATACAAAAAATCCGAAACATTCCGCGACATTGTTGATTCATTGTTTGAAGCCTGGAAAAAAATTGGTAACTTCATCAAAGACTTTATCATTGGTTATTTTGAATTTTTGTTGAAAACCATTGACAAGGTAAAGGACGCAATTATCAATATGGGTAATGCGATTAAGAATAGCCCCGTGGGTAAAGCAATCAGCGGAATATTCGACGGATTCAAAGCTGCGGGCGGACCAGTAAGACAAGGACGCCAATATGTCGTCGGGGAACAGGGACCCGAATTGTTCACCGCTAACACATCAGGATCTATTTCGCCAGCAGGATCCTTCGGTGGTGGTGGCGGGGTGAACATTACAATCAACGGGGCAATCGATCCCGAAGGCGTCAGACGAAGCCTTGAAAACTTATTCCAAAATAGCGCACGTCGTACAGGCGCAATCAATTTGGTCGGTGCGACCTTGTGACAACTTACAACCCTAATCCGACCCTTTACATCAACAACCTAGTTGTTTCCGATGATGTTGTCTTAAACGATCTAAGCGTCACTATGGGTCGAACCAATGTATTGGATCAACCATCGCCAGGATATGCCCGCGCCAGCCTATGGACCACCGCGGACGTGCCAATCACGATGAATCTGTCCGATGAATTTCAGATCTTTATTGAAACCCCGTCCGCAGGATCCGTTTCTATCTTTAACGGCATAATCAGCGACATCGATATCGATCTGGCAGCTTACGGCGACGCGGGATCATTGTCGATCTACACTTTGACAGCCGTTGGACCCCTGGCATCACTTCAAAAGAAAACTGCGGGTTCGTTAGGTTATGCAAAAGAATTTGATGGAACCCGTGTCTTAAACATTCTGACCGAAGCATTTTTAACCGAATGGGACGATGTAGGCGCAACCATTAAGTGGACGGATCTTCCCGACACCGTGACATGGGCATCTTATGACGGCGTGAATATTACCCTGGTCACGGATCTGACGTCTGACGTGGACACACCTGGCGTCTATGAATTGCAGGCTTACAACGACGGCGACGCGAACGCGCTAACCCTGGCACAAGATGCAGCTCAATCGGGACGTGGCGTATTGTCCGAACGTGGCGACGGATCCATTCACTATGACGACTATTCTGCCAGGGCAGGATTTACGTCTTTAACATTGACCGATAATGATCTGGCTTCGGCAGGCTTGAAAACAGCTGCACAATGGTCGGAAATCGTTAACGATGTAACCGTGACCTATCGGGCGGGCGATGCCAATGCCCGCGATGAACAATCGATCATTCTTTATGGTCAATTATCAGGAAACCGAACGACACAACTTCATAATCTTACGGACGCCGAAACACAGGCGGACGCATTCTTGGAAGCCCGATCTTATCCACGGGTCTATCCTGAACAATTTGTGATCCCTTTACATTCCCCAACCGTGTCGGACGCAACGCGTGACACGTTAGCGGATGTTTATTGTGGATTACCAATAACAACGACGGACCTTCCAGCCGTATTCGGAACAACTTTCGATGGATATGTCGAAGGTTGGAATTGGCGCATTCGTGAAAAAGAAGCCGTCTTGACCTTAATCGCATCAGCGCAATCGGAAACATATCCATCGATTGTCTGGTATCAAATACCGCCAGGAACTACCTGGACGGCATATCCTGCACTAGTGAAATGGGAAGATCTATAACATGGCAACTACGACACCGAATTATGGGTGGGACGTCCCTACATCGTCCGATTATGTAAAGAATGGCGCCGTCGCGATTGAAACTTTAGGCGACGACATTGACGCGACATTGTGGACCGCATTAGGCGGAAACTACCCTGGTCTACGTCTGATCAAAAAGCAAACTATTGGAACAGGCGTTTCATCGGTTACAGTAACGGACGCTTTTAGTGCGACATACGAAAATTACAAAATTATTATTACTGGCGGAGCAAATAGCGTTGGAGATCAAAATCTGAGAACAACATTAGGCGGATCAACAACGGGCTATTATTGGAACTTGATATATACCAATTACAACACAACAACGCCACTAGCATTAAGTGGAAGCAACGGTGCAAGTTGGGTGTATTCAGGTGCAATCACTGGAACAAATGGCTATTTTGTAGATATGGACATTTACAGTCCATTTACAGCCAAAAGAACTGGAATGTCCACTAAATATATCAATCTTGGCCCTGCGTTATCTTCTGGCCCTGGTGGTGGATTTATCGAAAACACCAATTCACATACAGCAGTCACTTTCACACCGTCATCAGGAACACTAACTGGCGGAACTATTTACGTCTACGGATATGGAATAAGTTAATGGCAACTACAAAATCAGCAAGCATTGAACCAAGCCCGCGACCATTGATTCAAATTGATGAAGTGGTCCGCGAAATGACCGAAGAAGAATTTGCAGCTTATGAATTGCAAATTTCTGAAATCCAACCACAATCGGATGATCCCGCATGATGCCAATTAAAGGAAAGCCAATTTCGACCGCATATCGTAAAGCGGGAAAGCATTGGTCAACAGGCTTCCACACGGGCATCGACATCGCGTGTCCTACTGGGTCCGAAGTATTCGCCGTCCAGGATGGAACCGTCACGGGCGGATCCTGGGGCAAAAGTTACGGCACCCAAATTTTGATCGATCAAGCTGCGATCGAAGGCGCGACGCGAATCCCTGGCGGATGGGCGATCTACGCTCATCTTTCCAAAGTATTCGTTAAGGCTGGCGACAAAGTGAAGAAGGGTGACAAGATCGGTCTTTCTGGTAACACAGGAAATTCGACAGGTCCGCACCTACACTTTGAAGTCAGAAATCAAGCAAGATGGACGGGCGGAAAAGATCAAGATCCGATGCCGTTTATCAATCTTTAATTAGTTAATATCAGGACCCCTAATCGTTCCAGGGGGAATCGTGAGAAGTAAGAAATTGAAGTCGATCTTGACAAGGATTGTCGCCGTGGTCGCGTTTGAGATTACGGGCGTCATTGGTATCGGATCCGCGTTCGGTGTTTCGGTATGGATCAGCGCAGGAATTGCAGCTGCATTGGCTGTCAACACCGTCATTCGTGGTATCGCTGGCGCATACCTAACCGACGGCAAATTGACCGACAAGGAAATCGATGACGCGTTTCAAAAGATTACAAAGGGGAAGAAGAATGGGTGAATTGTGGAAGGTAGATTCAGGCAAATCAAAACAATCGATCCCGCCTAAAGCCTGGACATATGTTGCATTCCCAAAGGAAACATCTTTCAAAGTATCTTCGGCGGGTCAATGGGAATGGACGATTGTGTTGCGCGTGGAATATCCGAAATCGGGTTGTCCAGGCGTACTTCGTGGACGTTTAGCCCGTTACCCTGGAACCGACAAAATAGACGAAACTGGTCACGACGACAAAAACACCAATGGATGGGGCGGAAAGACTTATCATTCCCATTGGTCCCACACCATCGATTCTGATCCTTCAATGCCCATTGGATTCTGGGTCTGGCATGATGGCGCGTCGCCGATCGTGTTGGATGGTCGCCAGATAAAGGCGAAGAAGTTGTGAATGAATTGATGACCGCGGGACAAGCTGCGGGAAGCATGATCGCGATCCTTACATTGTTTGGGATGGTGGTTAAATACGGCATTGTGAAACCAATAAAGACTTACATCGATCAGATGACACGCCCAATCCAACCGAACGCAAATTCTGGAAGATCCTTGCCTGATGTCATTGAAAAGATCAACGAAATAAAGGATTTATTGAATAAGCACATTCGGGATCACGACGACACGCGTAAAGGATAAACCAAATTGACGGATCACGGTGTTACATTATGGACATGACGGACCAATTGCTTTCAAGTCAAGAAGCCCAAAAGGTGTTGAAGGTTAGTAGGCAGACATTATGGCGACTAGAAAAAATGGGAGCCGTGACACCTGTCAAAATCGGCACCGTCAAGCGTTATCGATCAAGCGAGATCACAGGCGCAAAAAAAATCAAATAACCCGTCAAAGGATCAGGACCCACATGACAAACAACCCAATCAAGAACATCATTCAATTCATCGCGATCTTCGTCGGTGTGTTGGTTGTATCTGCAATCGATTCATTAACCATCGCGCAGCTCTTTATCCTTCTTGGAATGGTCGTGGCGTATTTTGCCTATGACTTCTACAAGTGGAATGAAGAACAAGAAGCGCGCTGTCGTGCTATCGCACCGCTGTCGCAAGAAGTGGCGCGGGAATTCTCGCCATACGTTCGCGAAACCATCGCCCGCATAGATCGGGATTACCGATGAAAGCCGAACAATCCGAAGCCTTACTTGCACCATTCCCAAAGTCCCAGATTCAACAGCTGCCAAAAGGCGGGATCCGCCTGGACTACGTTTCACACGGCAACGTCACCCGACGATTGTTGGAAGTAGATCCCGAATGGAACTGGGAACCGATGTCATTCGACGATCAGGGATTGCCACTATTTGATGAACGTGGCGGATTGTGGATCCAATTGACGGTCTGCGGAATTACCCGCATTGGCTACGGTGAACCGCAAGGATCGGACGCTTATGATCGCATTAAAGGCGCAATCGGTAACGCGATCCGCGTAGCTGCGATGCGCTTCGGGGTTGCCCTGGACCTATGGGCGAAAGACTTTGATCAAAGCATTCCCGAATCATCATCAGACTATCAACCGACAATTAAGAAAAACATCAACGGACTTCCGTTGCAAACGCCAAACATGACAAAGAAGCAATCTGATCTGATCTTGAAGATGGTTGGTGGAAATCTTCACTACATCACGGAATTCAAAACAAAAAATCAAATCACAGGAACATTGAACGTCGCGCAGGCTTCGGAACTTATCGAATGGTGTAAAGAAAACATCCCAAAGAATGATCCGTGGCTAGACATTCCAAAAGGCGGACATGATGAAGAATGAAACCCGAACCTTGGACGCATTCGACGCAGGTTATACCCAAGCACTTATGAGCCTTGATCTATTCATCAGGACCCGCGCCATGAACGCACATCCAGCAATCAAAGCAATTCGGACAGAGATTATCGCCATGCTTAATGACATGAATGGGATCTTGAAAGAAGATGTTGAAGTGGTCCGCGATGATTATCGTTGACATCACTAGGAATGAAGATGAAGTCCGAGAAGTGGCGAACGCCAGATTTAAGCAAATCAAAGAATCAGGCGATCAACGCATGAAGGATGAACGGCGATTCTATCGGGGCATATTGCGAAGCGTGGCGACCGAAGTCGCAGCTGTAAAGATCCTTCAATACACCGAAGCCGTCGATTTGAAGTGGGATTCAAGCGACGGTCCAGGACGTCCCGATATTGTATTGGGCAATCACCTAATTGATGTCAAATACCTAAACGAAAACACGCGCAACGCGTCAATTGAATACTGGGAATCGACGCTTCACACGAAAGCAAATTGGACGCTTATGGTCATTGAAGGTCAAGGCGTGGGATGGAAATTCAATTTATGCGGGTATTACCAATATCGCGATCTACAACATCAAGCCCTTCACGCAGCTTCACAAATTCACACCCGTCCATTCTGGTTGATCAATGAAGGCGAACTTCAAAAGCAATTGCCAGACACGCCATCAATTCGACCCCGTGAAGATTCCAGGATCTAACGTGCTAAAGTCTGAAACCCGTCAAGGCGCGACGTTAACCGCTGTCCGACTAACGAATCGGATGAACCACCGTTTGATGGTGTCGCTTAGTCATGGACGAAACACCATGAAAACAGATTCCCAGAACTACAAGGGAAGATCGTCGATGTTGTATGCAAACCGAATCGCCTGCATAAGGACACCAAATGTCGACGAAGATGGCGCGATTGTCTTAGGACCCATGACCGAACCCCGAAACCATGACGGGCAGGATTGGCTTGAATCAAAGCCATTCCCTTCCACCGTCCCAATCAAGGCAGGATCAACACTATGAACGACAACATTAAAGACATCGAGATCGCTCTACGCGACGGGCTAATCGAAGAATTGGCATCAACAACCGAAACATCAATTGGAATCATCAAACGCTTGACCGATGTAATCAATCATTATCAAGAGATGATCACATCATGGGAACAACAGAATAAAGACTTGGTTGAAGTGTTGACCGAATGCGTTGAACAGCGTGACAGGGCTAGGGCTACGGCTATTCGGCTCGAACAGGAATGCCATAGCTGCATGGATACGGTCCATCATGGGAACGAAGAAGTCTATGGCTAGGGCTAACAGTTACGCATGGAAGAAGCTGCGCCTGGTAGTGCTGTCTAGGGATTCTTATGCTTGCGCCTATTGTGGCAAGGATGCAACCGAAGTCGATCACATCATTCCAATCGCACAAGATCCAAGCCTTGCCTTAGACATAGAGAACCTTCAAGCCACCTGTCGGACGTGTAACCGTCAAAAGGGTACAAGAAGCCGACCTACGCCCAAAGTCCCGCAGAATGCCGTCCAGCCCCGTTTTTTTGCAGGGACACATCCAC